ATCACTTGTGTTGGGTGCGTTAATTTTTATTTAACGTATGGAACCAACGAAACCATACGGACGGGGACGGAAACCTCAGGCGGTAACGTCAATGTTAATAAGTGACTCAAACTTCGTGTCCCACAAGGCCCTAGGTACTAAAGGGGCGAGTGGGGGCTTGCCGCGAGGCTGACGACTGTGCTTTGCGTTAACCCGCTGGAATCCAAGGATGCCATCACACACAGAAGTATAAACGTCAATCAACTCGTTCTCCCAGATACCATAAACGTTCTGGAGGAACGAACCAAAATGATCAGCCTCAATTACATCAGAGTTTACAGTCAACTCGCGCATTTCCGCCGGAGTGAACTTGTACGCCATGGCCTGATTTCTAAAGTCCATATAAGGAGATGGCGACAATTTCTCGGCTGTTTCCAAAAGGATAGATCTGATACTAGCGATATGTCTATGCTCATAAGCAGCGGACAACAACTTGCCCGCCATATAATCCTCGTCACTCACCGCAGGGTTATAATTAGCCCTGATCGGCAATTTTGCAATGACACGTCCAAAGGACGGTACGGGGAACGTTTTCCTGATCGAAGGGGCAAATCTCTTACGCAAGAACGTAGCAGCCTCCCTATGCTGGGGCTTAAGAACTTCTGCCTTCATACCAGTGTCCAATGCAACCTCCTCGAAACTATCGGCCAAATCGTAAATGGCCCGAGTATTTTCGTCGGCTACATACGTCAAATTATCATCCCCGTACACAAAAGTGGTTGTTTTCTTAGCGCCAGAGCGTTTCAAAGCCGCCAATGAGATACATGAGTTCACATACCCATTGCCAGTCGTGGTCGTGACTTCGCCCGACCACCTTTGCCCATTGACCCTACCACGAACTCCATACCTGGTAAATATACGCACCGAAGTGTTCGTGGCAAACTCTCTGACAAACCACTTAGGGGCCCCAAGTTTATAATAAAACATGGCCTCGTGTTTCCTGACACCACCCGGTTGGGTGCCGTCATTATTCTTAAAGTCGTTCTCAAGAGGTTGTCCCGGGGTGTGGTGTACTAAATCTGCTATCTCGTCAGCTGTCATTCCCACGCAGTATAAGATTTCATTCCCTTTGTTCTTGGGGTTACTACGCGAGAGCTCCTCAGCTATACGGCGAGACAAATAATACACAACGGATCCCATTACAAGATTGTACATGTCGCCGCCTTGGTAGACAACGCGTGGCTGGGAGCCATCAGGTTTGAGCAGAGCCTCAGATTTAGCAAACACGACTTTGTCCGTGTAACCCGGCAGAGTGAAATCAAGCGAGTCCAAGAGCACACCAAGCCTTTCCCGCTTTTCGCCGCTCATCTCATCAAGATAAGCACATATCGCATCCCTGTCGAGGCGGATCTCTTCCCTCTCATGCACAATGTCCATCAAAGCATTGTGCCCCTCAACGAAC